CAGCTCGAGGCCGCCAGCATTCCGGCTGTCACGCCTTACACAGTAACTGTCGCCAACGCAACTAATTACAACGATGACCTCGGCGTCGTTTACGCCGCCAGCGGCAAGCGCTTCAACCGGGTGTCAACCCCTTCTGCCGCCGGTCAATACTCGGTCAACTTCGCTACGGGCATCTATACTTTTTCGTCCGCCGACGCGAGTGCTGCCGTTTTGATCTCGTATACCTACAACCTGACGACGTCAGGCAGCCGGCTGACGATCACGAACCAGGTGATGGGGACGACGCCGACTTTCAAGGCGACGTTCTATACCAACTATGCCGGGAGCGGGACCGCTTTGCGTCTCAACGCCTGCATGGCCAACAAATTGTCACTGCCGACCAAGGTCGACGACTGGCTGATTCACGAGCTCGATTTCTCGGCTTTCGCTGACGCTTCCGGGACTATCGGCTATCTGAGCACGGTGGAGTAATGCTTCCCGGGGTGACGATTGTGATGGGCGGCCGGGATTGGCTGGTTCCGCCGCTCACTCTCGGACAGCTCCGCCGGCTGATGCCCAAGGTGCGGCAATTGACCGAAATCGACGCATCGATGGGCGAGACGCAGATCAGCGTGCTCGTCGAGATTGTCGCCGCGGCGTTGCAACGCAATTATCCTGAGGCCACCGCAGACATGGTCGAGAACCTGCTCGATCTCGGCAATGCCAGTGCCGTGCTGAATGCGGTCCTTACCGGCTCAGGGTTACAGCCGCGCGATGACCGCCTGGGGGAAGCGGCCGCCCCCGGGGCCGGCCCGGGGGCAGGTTTGATGATCGCGCGACTACCGTCGGGCCCGATTCAGGAGGTGCCGACGGCTGGGGACATATCTATGGCCTCCTCGCCACCGCTTGCGGCTACAGTTACTCGGTAATCGACCAGATGACGCTCTTCGATCTCGAAGAGCTCATGGCATATTGGGTCGAGCACCCGCCGGTTCACATCCTGGTCGGGGCGTATCTCGGCGTCGGCAAGCATCAGCGCAGGCGGATACCATCAGCCGGCTCCGGGCCGGGCGCCGCGGCGAGCTCGGATCTCCAAGGGATCCTCGCCGAGTTGGGTCCCGGGTTTGGCACGGGCGACGTTCATGCCGGACTGCCAGGGGTGGTGCTTGATTTTGCCGAGCTAAAGAGCAGAGCGAAAAGCAAAGATTGAAGCTCGCCGGGCGCCACTCGGCAAGGAATGAGCAGCCTCAGGTGCTCACTTCTATGAGGATCTGTCATGGCCGACATCGAAACCAGCGTTGTCATCAGTGCCCAAACTGATGACCTCCAATCCGGAATGGAGGCTGCATCAAATTCGGTTCAGGTGGCAACAGATGCGATGCGGGCTCAATTCGCGGGGCTGGGCGCCGCCGCTCAGCAGGCGCAATCGCAGATCAACACCGCTGCCGAGCAGGTCGGATCGAGGATCGGTGCGCTGCACTCCACGACCGCAAGCCTTGCTGGGTCCGTAGGGGACGGCATGATTCCAATTGCCGTCGGTGGCCGCGTCGGAAAGCAGCCCGCAGCCCAAGATGAGCGCGACGAACTCAACCGGCTCAGTGCCGGCCAGAGGATTACCGACGAGAAATTTGCTCGCTATAAGGCAGCGATCGAAAATGAGGCGGCCTTCGGAAAGCTCTCGGCGACCGAGGCTATCCATCAAGAGCAAGACCTCCTCGATCTCAAATGGTCTTACGACCAGGCCTATTACGAGAAGAAGCTGGCGGCGGCCGACAATGACAGCCGCACCCAAGAGAAGCTGCTCGAAGAACAGGCCCTCGCCTACGAGAAATATGTCACTAACCTGCAGGCTCTCGACGCCAAATTGGCAGAGGCTAACAAAAGGGCGTGGGACGATCTAGTCGCCCCAGTCGAGCGGGCGATCGACAGATCGGTTACCGGCATCATCCTGGGCACCACGACGGTGCAGAAGGCACTGGCAAACTTGGCGCAATCGATCATCGCCGAGTTTGTCAATTCGGCGGTGAAAGGTGTCTTCGGCCAGATTGGCAATTTCTTTGGCGCCAGCCTCCTCGCCGGCGGCGGTGGAGGTCAAGACTTTTCGGGGGGCCTCACCGGCGCCGGCGAGGAAGTCCCGGGCGGCGGGATCGCCGAAAGCTTGGGGCTTGGCTCGCCGGGTATCCTCGGCAGCCTCTTCAAGGGGATCGGCTCTCTGTTCGGCTTTGAGCATGGAGGCATCGTGCCAAGCGCCCAGGGCGGGTGGGCAGTGCCGAGCCTGGGGCCGGGAGGCGTGCTCGCACAGCTGCATAGCAATGAGATGGTGCTGCCTGCGAATATCTCACAGGGCCTGCAGAATTTGATTGCTGCGCCGAACGGCGTCAATGCGAGCGGCGGAGGCGCACCAGTTGTCGTCAACTTTGGCGTCTCAGCGATGGACAGTCAAGACGTCGTACGGTTTTTTCGCAGCAACGGCAGTGCGCTTGTTGCAGCGATTAACAACGCGATGCGCAACGGATCTACACTGCGGACGAGCTGATGGCGGACATAGGAGTTTTCCCGTCGCTGCCCGGTCTCGCGTGGAGCGTCACCAAGACGCCGACCTTTCAGACGCGCATCCAACGCGCTGTATCCGGGCGGGAGTTGCGAGCGGTCGACTATCCCTACCCACTGTGGCAGTTCTCGCTGGTCTTTGATTTATTGCGTGACAACCCGGCAGCCGGCTATGACGAGCTGCGAACACTGATGGGGTTTTTCACGCTCTGCCAGGGCGCCTTTGGTACGTTCCTGTTTCGAGACCCGAGCGATAATCAGGTCACTGGTCAGCAGATCGGCATCGGCAACGCCAGTACGACCGTCTTCCAGCTGCAGCGGGCGATAGGCGCGACGTTGCCCGGCGGCGGCTTTCTGGAACCAATCGCAGCACCTAACGTCGTCAGCGCGATTTATCTCGACGGCATCACGCAAACCCCGGGAAACTACAGCGTGGATCCTAACACCGGCCTGGTGACATTCGGCACCGCGCCGCGCAGCGGGCTCATTATCACCGCCGACTACAGCTATTACTTTCGGTGCCGGTTCATCGACGACAGCTATGCCTTCGAGAATTTCATGTTTCGACTGTGGCAGCTCAAAAAGCTGACTTTTATTTCGGTCAGGCAATGACCGAAATAAAAGTTGCCCCCGGGTTCGACCCGGGGGTCCAGGGCCGCATCTTAGATCGCCGGGTCAAGCCCGGCGATGACGTCGGCGGGGCGGTGCGGTCGTGAGGCCTGCGTCGGCCGCCCTGATCGCGCTGCTCAACAGCGGCGAACAATTCATCATGGCCGACCTCTACACCTTTACCCTGGTCGGCGGGGCGACGATCCTGCGTTATTCGGCGGCGCCGACCTCGATCGACGCCAATGGGTTCCTGTTCGCGGCCGGACCGAAATTTGAACGATCGAAGACCAAAATCGTGATCGGCACCCAGGTCGACGAGATCGATGTCAAGATCTACCCGGAGAAGACCGACCTCGTCGGTTCGACACCGTTCCTCGAAGCCGCGTGGCAAGGACAATTCGACGGAGCTTTGTTGCAGTTGGAACGCGCCTTTATGGGCGCCGCCGGCGGCGGTTACGGCGACACCAGCGCCGGAACGGTAATTCTGTTTTCCGGGCGCATCTCCGACATCGATTGCAGCCGCACTGGCATCGAGATGAAATGTCGCTCGCACCTCGAACTGCTCAACATCCAGATGCCCCGGAGACTGTGGCAATCGAGCTGCACGCATGTTTTTGGCGATGCGATGTGCCGTTTCAACCGATCGAGTCTCGCCGCAACATTCTCAGCTGGGAACGGATCGACGACTACCGTAGTCCAGGGGGCACCAGCGACAACCACGCCCTACGCGCAAGGTACGATCAACGGCATCACCGGCGGCAATGCCGGCTACAGTCGTACGATCTCGAGCTTTGTCAGCGAAGGCGCTGTTACGGTCAAGCTCGCCTTTCTGTCTCCGGTCGCCGCCGGCGATCAATTCCAGCTGCTGCCGGGCTGCGATCGCACGCTCGCAACCTGTACTAACGTCTTCAACAACGCCATCCATTTTGGCGGTTTTCCCTATATCCCGCCCCCAGAGACCGCGGTATGACCCGTCCTGAAACAGATCCACGGCGACTTGCGGTCACCGAGTGCGCCCGTGGGTGGTTGGGCACCCCTTATCACCACATGGGTCGGGTCAAGGGCGCTGGCACCGATTGCCTGATGATGCTCGCCGAAGTCTACGAGGCAGCCGGCGTCGTGCCGCACATCGAGGTCCCCTTCTATTCGCCTGACTGGCATCTCCATCGCGATATTGATCGCTACCTCGAGGGCATGATGCGCTACACCCGCGAGATCCAGGGACCGCCGCAGCCGGGCGACGTCGCTCTCTTCAAATTCGGCCGTTGCTTCGCCCATGGCGCGATCGTCATCGAATGGCCCCGCCTGATCCACGCCTGGCACAGTGCCGGTGTCCTCTATGCCGACGCCCGGCAGCCGCAGCTGGCGGGGCGCCCCGTGCGCTTCTTTGACCCGTTCGTCTGATGGGCGGAATTCTCGGCGGCAGCTCGAACGCCAAACAGGCGCGCGCGGTCGGCTCGCTGCAGTTCCAGACCTCTCAGGCCGGCGGGGTCATCCCGCTGATCTACGGCACGACCAAGGTCAGCCCCAACCTACTCGACTATGACGATTTCACCGCGACGCCCAGCAAGCAAGCCGGAGGCAAAGGCAAAGGCGGTGGAGGCGGCAAAGGCGGTGGCCAGCAGTACATGTATTCTGCCTCGTTCATCATGGGAATATGCCAGGGGCCGATCGCCGGTTTGGGCTTGGCCTGGTGGGACAAGAACATCGGGACCGTCGCCGGGCTCCCGAGCATTTCGAGCATCAATCCCGGTACTGACGGGCAGACGATCGACCCTTATTGGTCTAGCGCCCATCCCGCGAAGGCGAATGGCTATTCGGGTACCGCGAACATCGTCTTCGCCAACTATCAGCTCGGCAACACCGCGACCCTGCCGAATTTCAATTTCGAGGTGATCGGTGCCGGTACCGGTACCGGCATATCGGGTGCGTCGCCTAACGGCTACGACGCCAACCCGGCGCAGATCGTCAGCGATTTTTTGACCAACGCCCGCTACGGGGCGAATTTCCCGTCGGCGAATCTCGACCCGGCGATGACATCCAGCGCTGCTTCTTCCTATGCGAGCTATTGCGGAGCAATCGGCCTGTTCCTATCGCCGCTGCTCGACCAGCAGCAGGCGGCGCAGCAATCACTTGCCGACATCACGAAGGTGACCAACAGTGCGATTGTGTG